GGGAGAGTCTAGACGGTATATGGTGCTTCAAAAATTAAAGAGGTTGGGGAAGTTCCTCATAAAAAAATAAATATGTTGGAAAATTCATTGTTAACTAAGCCAACATTGACATATCCCTCTTATACTCAAAACGCTGCAAGTGCGAAAATATATCCTATAACTATATATAACCAAGGACAAATAATAAGTCAGTATATTAGATATCCTTTTGCACCCAATTGGACCTATCTTGAAACTTCAGGACAAGATCCTATATTTAACCCGTCTGATCCTTTGTATCAAAACTTTGAGTTGCCTCAGTCAGATGAGCCTAACTTAGTAGCAAAAATACTTCAATACGCTGGTGTTGAAATTAGAGAAGGGGACGTGGTTACATTTGCACAATCAGAAGAAGCTTTAGATACACAAGAAACAAGTTAAGATGGCATATATAAATCAATATCAATATTACACAAACAACAACACCAATCCAAATGATGCGAATTGGGGTTCATATCAATATATATCTTTAGAAGATATTGTAAATAATTTTATGCTCATATACCAAGGGAATATGGAGCTTGTAAATAATTTAAACAGATACCAAGTTTTGTTTCATGCTAAACGTGGTATTCAAGAATTAAACTATGATGCTTTAAAAGAAATAAAAGTTTTACAGTTAGACATAGATTCTAATTACAGATTTGTGCTTCCTTCCGATTTTGTAAATTGGGTAAGGGTTTCACAATGGAAAGACGGATTATTATATCCTTTAACAGAAAATATTCAAACTAATTTTTCAGACTCTTATTTACAAGACAACCAAGCTAATTTATTGTTTGATCAAAACGGCAATGTATTAAGACCTCAAGATAGTCAAGTAGATTTAGCCAGGATTCAAGGAAGTGCTAAAAGTATTTATTTAAATGCTGGTAGTCCTTTTGATGGCCAGGAAGGTTATTGTGTTGATGGCTGCTGGTATTTTGATTATCAAATAGGGGCAAGGTTTGGATTGAATACAGAAACTGCTAATTCAAATCCAACTTTTAAAATAGATAAAAAAGCAGGTGTTATTAATTTTAGTTCTACTGGTGGACCTATATCTGTGGTATTAGAATATGTTTCTGACGGTATGGAAAATGGAGACGATGCATCTGTTAGTTTAAACAAGTTATTTGAAGAATATATATATGCTTATATACGATATTCAATTTTGAATGGAAGACTTGGGGTTTCAGAATACATAGTAAATAGAGCGAGAAAAGACAAATCATCACTTTTAAGGAACGCTAAATTAAGATTAAGTAATATACACCCTGGTCGCCTTTTAATGAATTTAAGAGGTCAGGATAAATGGATAAAGTAATATGCCAATAGTTAATACCAATTTTATTGCAGGACGAATGAATAAGTCTGTGGATGAAAGACTTCTTCCACCAGGCGAGTACGTAGATGCATTAAATGTTAGACTCGGTTCTACTGAGAATACAGAAATAGGAGCAGTAGAAAACTCTCGAGGTAATACTCAATTAACAACACTTCAATATGGAGGGCAAAACTTATCTTCAGGGGCAACTTGTTTAGGAGCTTTTGAAGATGGTCAATTAGAAACAATGTACTGGTTTGTACATGACGAGTCAAACCCAGTAGCTCAAGATGGAGTAGTTGATATGATTGTTTCTTATAACACTTCTACTGACCAATTAAGATATCATGTTATAACTTTAGGTGTTTTAAATTTTGATCCAGAATACTTAATAACTGGAGTTGATAAAATTGAAAACTTACTATTTTTTACAGATGGTAAAAATCCACCCAGAAGAATTAATGTAACATCTAATTATGCATATCCTGTAGGAAATGTTGATGGTATTGAAGAAGAAGATATATCAGTAATTTTAAAACCACCAGGGTTTGAAGATCAGGTTGCTACAGGTGAAGTTCCACTTCCTGCTCCTACTTTTCAATTAATAACTTTGGCGGGAGGTCAAAATTATTTAGAAGATAGATTTATAAGCTTTGCATATAGATATAGATATACAAATAATGAGTACAGTGCTACGTCTTTATTTACAAACCCAGCGTTTCAACCGAATAACTTTAGATTTGATACTAAAGCCTATGACAATGGTGGTATGAAAAACGCTTTTAATGCAGCTAAAATTCAATTTAGTACGGGGAGTTCAAGAGTAATCCAAGTTGATTTATTATACAAAGACTCTAATACTAATAGCATTTATGTCATAGAAAGATTTAAAAAAGAAGATTACGGATGGGGTGACAACCAACATCAGGAATATGTATTTACAAACAGTAAAATATATTCAGTAATTGGTGCAGATGAGTTATTAAGATTATATGATAACGTTCCTCGTAAAGCTCAAGCCCAGACTATTATGGGTAATAGACTTATTTATGGCAACTATACAGATAATTTTAATATAGAAAACATTAATGGTCAAAATATACCAATAGATTTTTCTACAGCACATTTGCAACAAGAGACAGATTTTAAGACTATTCAAGGTCCTGTATTTTCTCAAGGCGTAACATACACTATAAACCCTTCTCAAGCTACTCAAGTTCCTAATTCATTGGCAACAATTGATTTAGCTGAAATTGAAGATCAGTTGAAAACAGATTCTCAAATAGGTTTTACTATGAGGTTTGAGCACGCTTTAATAAACGGTACAACAGGCACTGCTTGTTATATCGATAATGCTGGGTTTAAAACTGCTGATTTTAATTTAAATCTTACAATAAATTTAACTCAAAATTATTCAAGTGTTTATGACTTTGTAACTTCTTCAGACTTTCGAGACTCTATAGGAACTGTAGAAGGAGTAAACTTTGAGCCTATAGCTACAGCAGATCAAGGATTCTCCTTAACTGACAAATTTAATGCAGCTTTAGTCCCTCCGCAAATTACGTGTGCGTTTACAAAAGATAATAGTAGTATAACAAATGCAACAGCACAACAAGGTTTTGCAATAGTAGCTACTCCTGGATCAACTTCCTTTACGTTGCAGGTATTGGCAATGAAATATACTAACACCACTGGTGGCACTGTTAGTGACATGTATGAGTATTTTAGATTTTTAAGATTTGCAATAGAGTTTAGTAGCGACACAAATAAAAATAGCTTACATAGTAATAGAGATTTTGAAACAGGTATTGTATACATGGATGAATATGCCAGGGCTTCTACAGTTTTAGTTTCTGAATATAATACCATATATATTCCGCCAGCTTCAAGTATTAATAAAAATAGTATACAAGCTACAATAAATAATTATGCTCCTACTTGGGCGACTAAATATAAGTTTGTAGTTAAGCCAAGTAAGGCAGGTTATGAAACTATATATTCTAATTTCTTTTATACTGATCCTTTTAGCAATGTAACTCATTTTAAATTAGATGGGGACAATCAACAAAAGGTAAAAACAGGAGACAGGCTTATCGTAAAAAGAGACACGGGGGGTGCATTAACCTCTTTAGTAGAAACGACAGTCTTGGCCGTTGAGGCTCAAAGCTCTGATTTCTTAGCTACTGATCAATCTTTAGGTGATGGTTCAGAACAGTTAGCAGGATTGTATATGCAGTTAAAAGCAACTAACTTTAGTATTGAAATAGCTGATGATGCTGTAATTGATTATGGTAATCGAACCAGGAAGTCTGATAGTGAGCAAACTTGTAATGACGTATGGGCTATATCATATCCGCTTTTTACTTATGACGCTGACGCAGGAACAACTACTAATTATAGCATACCAGGAGGATCGATAATAGATGTAAATGTTAAATGGAGAAGAAAAGGTAATGCTACTGCTCCTGAAAGAAAGTGGGAGAAAGAATGGCAGTTTGTAGCTGGAGAAAATTATAATGACTTTGCTGATTTTTGGAATGCAACAAACATTGATTTAGACGCAGATAGGTGTTTGGCGGCACAATGTACGGCTCGTTATGAGCCTACTTTTGGTACTCCTACAGGGTCTGGAATTGATCCAAACATTTCAGGATCTGGAGGAACTTACAACAGAGCGGCTAACGTTCCTTGTGATGGATTTTCAACCACAACATTTCGATTTCTTCAAGCCACTCCAGGTGATGTAAATAGTCCTTTATGGTTTGGCGTTAGATCAGGAGGTACTGGTGTTAATGGTACATTTAAAAAAGATAGGGATTTAAAAATTGAGGTTGAAATAGTTGTACAAAGAGCTAACTCAGTTTTGGTTTTTGAAACTATACCAGCTGATGCGAACGATGAAATATATTACGATGCTTCAAGAGCTTTACCTTTAGTTAGAGATACCAATACTGGGTATATGCTTCATCAAGCAGATGGCAATACGGATGCTGGAGATCAAAACCAAACTACTACTCAGCCAGCTATTGTTACTTTAGATTTTATGGATTGCTATACTTTTGGAAACGGTGTAGAAAGTTATAAATATTTAGATAGAATTGAAGGACGTTCTGTAGTTATGGGGCAAAGAGCATTAGCGGTTTCTGATCAAGACTTTAAAGAAACCGATCGTTTTGCCGACATGACTTATAGTGGTGTATACAGTAGTAACTCTGGTATAAATAACTTAAACGAATTTAATCTTGGTCTGGCTAACTTTAAAACATTAGAAACTTCTTTTGGACCAATACAATTATTATACGCAAGAGAGACTGATATTTTAACTTTACAGGAAGATAGAATTAGTTATGTTCTTGCTAATAAAAATTTAATTAGTGATTCAACAGGAGGGGGTGCAATTGTTTCTGTTCCTGAAATATTAGGACAACAAATAGCCCGAGTTGAAGAATATGGTATAAGTTATAACCCTGAAAGCTTTGCTAACTATGGAGCTTACTTTTACTTTACTGATACCAAAAGAGCAGCAGTAATCGAGTTGGTGGGTAATTCAGTAAACGATAGATTAAAAGTCATATCTGATTTTGGCATGCGTTCATGGTTTAGAGATCAGTTTAATTTTCAGCTAAACACTCAAAAACTTGGAGGATATGATCCTTACATGGATGAGTACGTTATAGGTACAAATTTAAATAATGTTCCTGTGCCTCAGCCAATATTAGATTGTAATGTTCAATTAGACTTCCAACAAAAACAAGCAAACGAAAGTGTTCAATATGAATATAACTTTCAAACTTTAATAGGAGATGTTAATATAGACTACAACATAACCGCTGGAAGTATTGCTATAAAAGTTGTATGGAATGGTAATGTATACAATTCAGGCACAGTTACGGGGTCTGGAACTTTTACATTTACCAAAACCGCAGCTACTCCAACAAATGCTATAATAACAATTACTCCAATACAAACAGCTACAGGATATGTAACACCAAAATGTGTTAATCCTGTGCCTATAACAGTTGTAAAGTGTTTAATAAATTCAAACACAGACAATGGAGAAACTATTCATGTTGAATATTTGTGGGGTGATGGAACTACTATTAGTCCAGTAGATAGTGATTTAGCTACATTAGGATCGGTAGACACTGTATTTAGTTTCTACAACTCTCAAAGTGGCATTAGATCTCAAGGTGTTTTTCCTTACAGCGGGGTTGACCTTACTATCAGAGTTAACAAAGTAAACTTTGACACTTACGATTGGAGTTATCCATCTGATAATTTTAAATACTTATCATCAAATACATTATATGCTAATACTCCTACTGACGTTGCGGCTTTATTAGCGGCATCTACAACTATTCCAAATGGAAATGTAACAGCTCCAACAAATGATATAAATCAAACTATTATTAGTAATTTAAGTTTACCTACAAATAACCAATATTTGTATCTTATATATGATTTAAGAACTATAGGTGCTCAACAATTATGTTATGATGCGACTTCGCAAGATGATGCTTGTTGCTTATGCACATGGTCTTGTGTGTCATTCTCAGCAAGTTCTCAAGCTGAAACAGCAGTAAGTGCATGTGGCTCAGTATTAGGGAATACTTATTATCACAATAATGGTAGTGGATCTTTACCAATAGTAGGAAGTATTGTTTACACGTCATCAAACTGTGAAGACTCATTAACCGACCCCGTACAGGTTTTAGCTCCAGGATTTTACAAAATATCTTCAACACAGTACATGGAGATAGGAGAAAATGGACTTGTATTAGAAGTAGAAGATTGTTAATTAATTAAATAAAATGGCACAATTAGGAATATATTATTTTAACGGGACATCTTTCAGCACAGCTACATCTGTGTTTACTGATGCTGCCTTAACTACCCTCGCTCCAGACGGATACTACTCCAATGCAGGTATTGTTAGACAACAACTAAATGGAGTTCTTTTAAACGCTCAACCATGCAACAGTTGTGCAGTACCGTGTGGTCAAGGTATATCGGCAGCTATTTCAAGTCAGAACGGAATATTTAATGCAACTGTTGATGTTGCTAACGATACGGGAGCAATCATTGTTTATGGTTATTGGGGAGGTTCAATTCCTGATGGTGTGGATATAATTTATAACGGTACGCATTACAATAGATGGACAGCTTATGCAAATCATGACACCGTGACATTGGTTGATGGGGCTGGTACTACTGTA